TTAAGCACTTACTTTCACTCCTATAAGATAAATAGCTTCGTGACAAAGAAGCGCAGGCATGAATTCTGAGTTCAAAGCATTATCCATTATGCCATTAATATCATCTGAGATAATTGAAAACGCAGCACAAAATGATTTACCTCCCGTAGGTACTTTGTCTATAGCTATAGCGCTTACAAAATGCTGAATATCAGATAGTTCCTGTAAATCCTTTTTCGCAATGATAAAATCATTAATCTGACTTAGTGCTTTTCCGTGTGGATTAGCTACACCGCTGTATTTTGCCTCTCCAAAAATTACAAAATTTTTAGGACATTCCGTATGAAAATCAAACCCGGGGTTCCCAGATATCTTCTCTTTTATCAGTTCAGCAAGAGGTAATCTAATATGCGTCATGTGCTCTTTTAAAGCTGTTTGCGCTGTGTCAGATATAAGATACTCTCCGAAGTCAGATGATATTTCATCTTCAACTTTACTAAGTATGTCATTAACTATTTTGTTAATGGTTGGTTCAGAGCGAGCTGCATAGGTTGTACTGTTTATTATATTCAAAGGCTCAAGCCAGCTAGTATCTGTAATTATTTTATGCATATCTTTTACACGCGACTTTATATCTACTATTTCAATAGCTATGGAGTGAATGATCCCCTTTGCACCTGCCGCATAATCAGACATTGGAGTAGATGCCTTAGTTATTAAATTCATTTGTCATTACCTTGAGCTCAGAAATCATCATCATGAAATATTTTCATAAAATTCAATAGGGTACTTATTAAATGAAAAGCAGTATTTACCTGGAAAGTAATTTTTTCTTAAGTTTTAAGATGATATCATTCAATGATATTCAAACAAAATATTTAAATCGTTTATTATCAATATGTTATAATTTCGCCCTAGGAATAATCCGCTTTTGTTCTACATGTGCTGCGTCACTGCCTACAAAAATAAATTTCTAGATGAATCCTGAACATCCAGATTTTTTCGGAATTATTCAAAGTGCAGAAACGATCTTACCTGCAAGTGATCAAATGGCAAGAAAGGTATTGATGTTGTGCCGTGGAATGTGGGTTCGCACCCTGGTGGGGGTACTGTCATCTTCAAGCAGTTTATATTTGCTGAATACCGAACCGCCGGGCTCAACATTGCCTAAAAACTTGTTCATAATTACGTTACTGATTGGTACAGGATTGCGAGTAAATCATCTGGCACAGTGCAATAGGGTATGAAGAAAATGCACTCTGTACCTAACGCAAGAAACGAGAGGGACGTCAGAAATTACTAACGTATTGATTTATCGCAACGTGGATGTGGTTTATGAACTTATTTACCATCACATGAAATTTAACATAATATACATTATGCGAACCCATGAAGGCGGTCGCGGGAACTAGCAGTTCAACTGAGCAAATCCCCGCATTCGCAAAACTCTTTTTCTGGCATCAACTATCATCCCTGTGGCTGACAATCTGGTAATGATAAATTTTTCCACTCGGCCAGCGAACGGCAACAAAAATTCCTCACCCCACGGTTCGACTCGTTCCCAGTCGGGCAAAAGTTTTCCACGCCGTGCCAGCCTGCTAGCGTTTTTCGCGTCAGCCGTACCAGTTGAGAACGCAGCAACGCTATGCAGTGGCAAATCCCATTGCACAGCCATTCCTAGCAAACGAGTTAGATACCGTTTATTGCGAGAAATACTTTTCCGTTTCATGCGTTCCCAATTAGGCAATTTTGCCTAATCACCTGTTTGAAACTACGATCTTGGCGCTTCTGCTCCACAGGTTTTAGCAAAGCAACCCTCCGTTTCTCAATCTCAATAGAAATAAATGTAAATTCAGTGCTACACTAGCATACACTACGGTATCCCCACCTTCCTTATGAGCCAACGGTTTCGCAGCGGTAGAGTCAATTTTAGCTATAAATATTTAATTAAAAACATCAGATAGAAAAATTCAACTCTGGAGAAATGTTCTATTTTTGGAGGAAAACCCATGAATAAATATATATCAGATTTACTAATTTTCATTGAAAGTATCGACATCAATAAAAATTTACTTTCACATGAAATATGTGAGGTGAATGGCGACAAATCAACAATAAAGTCAACTATTTATGTAAATACATCCCAGCCTAAAAAATATTCTTTTTCCATTAATCAAACTGCAATGTTTATGCTTTTAGATGCATTTGTAGATTACTCTCACCCTAAGATGATGAATAAAGGCTTTAAGAATAAATACAAGCGCCTCCCTGAAAATAGCACATGCGATAGAGTCATTAAAGGAACATTCAGGATTTCAAGAATTTTAAGGAATGCGCTTATTCATAATGTGAACTCACTCCAAGAAAGCAGTGAAACAATAAATATAGTTTCAAAAGAATCATTGAAAATAAAAACAAGAGCAATCAACACTTTGAACTTTATAGTTTGGTATAGCACTAAAAATGATTTGTCATTGTATTACAATGAATTGGTTCTGGTTAGTGCTTATAATAATTTGGTAGATGATATAGTTGAAATAAACGATGATATAGGAAAAGAGGTTTTATCACTATCATTCGATACCAAGCTTAAAACATTTAAACGCTATGAGGTAACTGGTGTGAAAGTCGAAAAGGATGGTGATAAAATCATTATACAAAGAAAAGAATTTGTATATGATATACCTGATATTAAAACAGGAGTTTTACAAAAGGGAGTTGTTACAGGTAGTTCAGATTATGTCATAAATATAGATGGTAAGGTTTATTTTATTCCTGATGAATGTCTAGCTATAAATGAAGATAATAATGCGGGCTATTTATTGTTAAATGACTTGTGTAAGTTTGAGAAAAAAAATCTTCTTGCAAACACATCAAATATCCATACCAATTATTAAATTGGTGACTCGCATAATATCGCTATAGCTAACATCTTGCTTTGCCTTGTTGGCCGATGCTATTAGCAATCTACGATTAGGCAATTTTGCCTAATCGACCGATGAATCTGCGTCTAAAACTGTTTTATGAATAGATACCCTGTTCAATACGGGTGATCAACCTGAGAACCTCGTCGATTCCAGATGGGTGCGACAGCATGTCAGCCGGTGATTTCCATTCTAATGCCCTATTTGACCCTACCAACCATTTTTCAGCCATATCTGAATCCCCCTCAAATAGCTCTATGGCGCGTTGTGATACAATGGCAGATCGCAATGCTCCTCTCTCAATAGCGGCATCAAATGATTTTTTTATCTGTGCCATTTCGTGAGTTTTCCGCTCTATTACCGTCATTTTTTTCAGACTGACAACATCGTGCGCTGCGGGATTTTTCTCTGAAGATTTCATATAAAATTCCTATATATCAATTGGATGAAAATGAATTCAGTACGAGAAAACACTTAAAATCACTGCCTGCGGCCAACCCCGCACAGCCCAAAAATAAATTTTTGAGCCGTCCGGCGTTCTGATAAAAAACCTCCCGCTACAACACATCGGATAATTTTCAGTGACGGCGTGTGCGATGCCACAACGGTGGTTCGCCCCTCGTCAATGGCGCGACTCATCGCCTCGATGCGTTCAGCCTGGTGAACGCGATACCGCTCCAGCCGACTCATAGAATTTACGGACACAAAACCTCCCACTACAGCACATTCAATAAAATTCCCTGACGCTGCACATAACATAAAATAAAATCATTTAAATTCAATTAATTAAAATAAAATCAGACGAATTTCAGTACGAAAACACGCTAAATTCACGATGTGCTACAGCGGGAAAAACCACTAACCGCCCTCCTCGCTGAGCGCTGCGGTGAGCGGTCAGCGGATTTTTCTGACCTGTAGAACAACAACAATATCAGTTTTATCTGCACTAGAACCCTGACTGGTGAACGATGGGAGCCACGAAAAGCCGGTTTCTGTGTTGGTTTTTTTATCATCCGCCAGACCACCGAGCAAAATAATGTCCCCATCACTCAACGAAATGTCGGTAGAGATTTCCCGTTTTATCAGTGTAGGCGAACCGTTCACGCCGTTATTCGTCGCTGTAAAATTACTCAATTCCTGCCGAATTCTCAGGTCGATGACATCAAGCCTGACTGCGGGTGCCACATCAAAAATTATTCCCGCATCCCGATAAACTACTGATTGGACTGCCGTTTGCCCCTGAAAACTGGTATTTCCTAACGTGGGTGTGGAATTCCCAACCGAGAAAACTGCATTAGCGCCTGATCGAACCCTGAGCGTTGGCGCGGAGATGGTTGTAAATCTCGAATCTGTTTTAAACAACTCTATCAAAGCCGTCATCGACCCCGAACCGATTTTTAGAAAATTTTCGTATCCGCGAGAGTCGCTACCTCCTATTTGAAAATTTAATTTTGAATTCAGCAGGCTAGCTGCCAGCTGTAACCCCGAACCATCGCGGGAATTAGCCTGAATTTCATATACATAGCCAGAAACGACAACCTCATCCGCCCGAACGTCGACTAGCGGCAGCGCCTCGCTAATGCGCCTAATTTCAGCTTTCGTTCCATAAAAAACCAGTGAATCTGGAGAGTTTTTATCACCAGTAGCCGAGGAGTTAAATTTCCCACCCTCGCCCGCCATCGGCGCTAGTTGGGCTGATAGGTACTGAACAGACCGATAACGAGGCTGGTAGGTGTATGAGAATTGAGATATTTTTTTCTCGACCTGAACTCGTTTATAGAAAAAATCTGTCCCATTTTTGGATTTCGTCTCCACACCGATGTCGGACATATACTCGATTAAAAATTTCCTAGCATCCTGTTCCGGCATCAATCGGAACGAGATTTTTTCAGGCATCGCGACCACGTCAGGCGACAACCTGAACGGCTGTTTCAATACCTGAGCATAGAAAACAGACAGCGCATCGGGAACCGCGACAGATTTCAGCTCAAAATCAACACCAGAACCAGACCCCGCCGCGAAACATTGAGTCGACAACGCCAGAAGCATCGGTAAAACAATTTTTCTCATTTTCATTTAACGTTCCCTGACCATGTGGTTACAAGTTCGCCATCTAACACGCCTGATATAATCGCGCCGTTTACAACAAAACCCCCTGCCGGTTCGATCCGTTGACGGCCATCAGCGCCAGACAGGATGACGAACCGACCATTTTTATCCTGAATTAGCCCACTAACCCGCCACTGTGTTGAAATTTTCGGGGAGGCAACCGGCGCAGGAACTGCGGGATTTTGCTGGGGCTGGCTGACTATTTCCGTAGGTTGATTTTGGTGTACGGGGACTTTTTTGCTCTCTGGGTGAAAAAATCCCCATAGATACCAGCCTCCTAGTGACACTAAAATGATTAGCGCCGCGATAGTAATTAGCAGGGTCGCATTTGAAAAAATTGACTGCCTTTTATCAACCACCTGTTCCAAACCATTCCCATCATATGATTGATATAGTGGGAAAATCTTTTTGTCATAGAAATAGTTTTTGACTGAAACCCTCTCAGATTTAGTCAATTTTGCGCCGCCGTAAATCTCCACCCTATATGCAGACCGCAAGCCCAAATTTTTCAGCTTGGTCATTTTGTAGACCGTCTCGGTTCGGTCGCGGATAAATCTAGGAAGGTTGGCAATCGATTGATTTACAACCACTAGATCGCAGGTCACGCCTGTTTCATGGTGTGCAAAATGCCGATGTTCGGCAATGAACGATTTATGGTTTTGAGGAACGGTCGAATCGGAGCCCCAAATTCTCCACGCTTCATCAACACAAATTAGATCCCCCGCCTGACAAAATGTATCTTTTCCATCGGTTACAGCATTTTTATAGGGGAAAAAATATTCATCCTGAACCTGCTCATTAGAGACATGGACAACCACGCCCATATTTTCATTTTCGGTTTTATTATTTCGCTTAACAAACTCATATATTTTTTCAGGATTCAAACCATAAATATTTGATACAACCCTCCTACCCTGAGCCACTGCGGGAATTATCACAGACCGGACAACCTCAAAACTTTTCCCACTACCCGGCACGCCGACATACGTTGAAATTGCCATATTTATCAACCAATTATTGGAATTCGACGAATAATAAACCGTGTGATGATCGCGGATATCATCAGGCTAATGCCGGTTGGAACCTGAAATAAATTTAGGAAAAACCATGCAGAATCAGGAAGTTGATTGAATAGCTCGACTAATGGCAGCGGAGAGACGTTTATTAGCGACAGCAGAACCGGTACAAACTCCTGAACAATGAAAAACAGACCAAACATCACCGCGAATTTCATTACGACCGAACGCAGCAGGAATGAGAGCGCTGTGTATAATGCAGCTAACATGTTATTACCTCTATTATATTAGGCCGACATGACGCGCCTGAATGATGAAAATCCCCAGCAAATCAGGCAAAACAATTTTATGAGCTCGCGGTTTTTTTCAATCAACCCACAGTGGGAATCGACAATGAAATTTTTATCCCAGACGGAAAATTCAGCCGTCGGGCACTGAGCTGAACGCGATCCAATCGAAAAATTTTCCCATTCAGAAAACGCGCCAATTATCGGAGCCAAAACAGTTTTTCCATCTGGCGGGCTATCTAATGCCGGCTGAACGGCGGGCGGTTCCGGCTGCGGGTTGGGTTCAGGATTCGGCTCGGGTTGCGGCTGAGTTTCTGGTTGCAGGTCAGTCCACGGACTGGCCCATTCCGCCTGAGATGGATTGGGCCGACCAACGGCGGCAGCGGCATCGCGAATATCCTGCGCCGTGACCAACGGCTGACCGCTGGAGATCTGGACTCCCTGATAATCAGGCCGACTGGCGGCATCCAACAATAACGCATTCAGAACGTCCGCCATTTGTTGTGCATTTAACGGAGTTTTTTTAACTGTTTCCTGCTGTTCGGTAGTAATATCGGGGGCTGATGGGGTGATTGCTGAACTGTAATTATCATTTTGCTGAACAGAGAAAATCTCATTCAGAGAATCTGTTTTTATCGCGCCGGACGCCTGTGGATAGGAAAAATTGTAGCGCGCCTCATAACGGGTTAACCGACCACCGCCAGAAACCGAACTAGATGCAATCGAAATTCCCGAACTATATGTGCATTTTGCGCCAGCCGGACAATACAAAATCCCATTATCTGCCCGAAATTTGTAGGCGGAAAGGACGAGATTTTCGTGAAAATCCCCAGACAAAAATGGGGCGCTGCCGCCCTTTCCAGCACCGATATAAAATTTTCGCCCGTTATCGACACTCGAGCTCGTGGGTGCGGACGAAATCCCCGCATTTGGGTCGGAACCGAAAATTTCGTCGCCAATTTTTAGTAGTGAATCCCCTATGAACGCCCAGGAAAAAACACCGTTAGCGAGCTGGAGCCGGGTGGGATTTGCATGTCCTGTGGCGAGCCTTGCAACAGACTGATTTAACGCGGTTTTTGTTCCGTTAGCCAAAACTTGACGTTCCGCTGCTGAGACAGCCATCTGGGCAGCTCCCCGCGAAATCGCAGACCTCAGCGCAAAACCGCCGATCGTTTCTGCACCAACAACCAGCGCGGGGATGATCGCGTTAGCGGCGGCGCAGAACAACGCTGCCCCCACTGCCAGTAAAACAATTTTTTTCATGATTTGATTGCAATCAAAACGAAAAATAAAAACATGAAAAAGATTCCTGCCAGCAGAACAACGCCTTTTTGTCCGGCCTCAGTAAAAATCATCTCGCACATAAATTAAAACCCCCTCAATCCGCAAATTGCCGCCCACGCACTGACGAGTCCCCAGAGGAAAAAAATCATTTGCCAGTCCATCAGACAACCTCATGAAAAATAATAAAAAAACGGGAGGGATTCCCCCTCCCAGCAACAAAATCAACGCCCGCGAACAAGATTCATTATCGTTTGAACCCCCTTAATCGCCAGATAGAGCCCCATCAATCCGGCGGCGATGGCCATAACAGCGGTGACAACCGCTGTAACACTGAATCCCTCGGTCACGCCGGAAAAATCCAACGCTGCTGACGCTCCCTCAGCGGCCAGAACGACCGCAGGTGACAGAACTGCCGCAGATGCAGCCATTACAGATAAAAAAATGTTTTTCAGTTTCATAGCAAATACCCCAGATTAATTAATTGATAAAAAATATTTTTTGGCTATTTCTAGCCGAACCGCACCAACCTCAGTAGGAGGCCGCAGCAGTGAGAAACCAGCCACAACCCCACAACCGAGTTAAACGCAAAAAAGAAAAAATAATAATTTTGCGCCCATAATTCGCTCATAGGTCACCCCCAGTAATGGGCGCGGACAGCGATGAAAAAACTCATAAAAAAATTCCCGATTTTGTAGACGGCCACGCCGAGCAGAGAAAAATATAAAATCGTTTCCAGCATTTTCACCCTCCACCAAAACTTTTATTTCTGGTCTGGCAGCACGTCGATAAGGTCAGATTCCAGCGTGATTTGCACCGCGGCCCCGCCCTTACCTGTATAGGCATCCACCCAAACCGGAACTAGAACATTCTTTCCAACAAGTCTCTGAAATTTATCGAGAATCCCAGAATCGATAAATTTTTTCGGGATTCTGACAGCGGTCTGCACCGATTGCTGACCGCCCCAACCATCGGGGCGGAGGTTTTCCACGCCGCACTCGTAAAAATTGTACGAACCCTGTGCGTTCGTGAATTCGCGATTGCGCGCCCCTAGAAATTTACCCTGTAATAACAGTGACATATTGTTACCCTCTATAAAATTTGAACGTCTATTGAACGCAGCCAGACACAAAAATCCCCTGATGCTGGCCATAAAAAAATTGGAAATCTCGCCCGCTGTCCTTGTAGCAACGCCTGCGGGAAATCCTGAAACGCGGGTTCAGGACAAAAAACGGACAATTCCAGACCATTTTCTGAACCTATCCCGACCTCGACCAGTCCGTCAGCCGCTGGACGGCATCCGAGATAGACCCCATCTACCCAGAAATCAAAATCAAAGAAAATTTGCTCCATTCCCACTAAAAAAATTCCTCATAAAATCCGCAAATTCCCCCTCTGGGACGCAGACAAAAAATTCGCCCTCAACAGTGTTAATGCGCAGGTCGAAACGCCCATCTGCATAGCCGTTAACAAAAACCCCGCACTCGCCGTCTAAAAAATCATCAAATTCGCAGTCGGGTGATTCCATCCGGAGCCTCGCCGTTGTTGTTGTGGATGTGATGGATAGAAAAATCGAAATTTTCCTGCTCTCCCTGAAATCCGCGCGGGCAGTTATTCCCACTGGTCCAAGGCGTTGCGGCGGTGCCGCAACGCTGAACGGCATCAGGGCGAACGGCGACAGATGATGGATTTTCAACCTGCTTTGGAACGATGGTCCAATCGCGAGTGCGGGTCTGCAAGCGCGTTGACGGGTCGGCGGACAGGCAGACGCCCCGAACTCTGCTCGTTTTTTCGCCCCAGCAATTACGAATTTCCTGACCAGAAAAATCCTCTCCGGCACGGTAGAGAGAAACCCCACCATGCTCCCGCGACAGACAAATAAACTGCCCAAAATCCCCCGAGTCGGCGGCGTTCCAGAAATCCTTCAGAACCGGATCGCAATCAGGAGCTTTACGAACACGGCGCAGCTCGCGCCATGCGGTTGCGCCCACGCACCCGAACTGCTGGAACTGCCGAATTCTATACAGCCTCGCCCACGCGGTTGCGCGGGTCGCGCCGTCAGCAGCAGATAAGTCGGCCTCAAAATCTTCACCCAATCCAAACCCATCAATGTTTTTGCTCACGTAGGCCGCACAGTAGGCAGCTGCGCCACGCTCGGGGTCGATAGGCAGATATTTGAATCGAACTGATGGATTGTGAGCGATCGTCTGGTAGTCTTGTGCGCAGTAACGGTCGCTGAGAATTTTCAGGCCAGACTGAGCCTGCTCAGGGCGAAACCAAATAAGCACGTGCCAGTGCGGTGTTCCGTCATGGTTCGGTTCCACCATGCGAAAACCAGCAGAAAAAATATCGTCTCTGGCAAATTTTCGATGAACATTTCGCCAGATTCGGGACAGCTCCTCCTGACCGGCACGAGGATCAATGATTGTGCAGCGCGAATTTTCACGACCATCGACGTGGTTAGCGTGATAACGCGATGGGAGGGTTATGGTTAAAAAATATCCAGAAAATCCCTCGGAGGTGAAAAATTCCCCAGTATGGCGCAGCCGAGTCATTAATTCAGTGCGGCGGTTTTTTGGGCACGAGTTGCCTGAGTTATAGGCCGCGTCTAGTGAGATTCGGTCGCCATCACCATCAGAGGATTCCAACTCGTGGTTTTCTAAAAACGCCTTCATCCTCTGCTGAGAATGAGCGAATTCTCGCAGCGCACGAACCGAGACGTATGGGGAAACAATTTTATGGACGCGATTTTGGGCTGTGTCTCGACAGCCCGCCCAGTGACAGCGAATTCGCCACAAAATCGGCTGCCAGTATTCAGGCGATGAAACACGCGCCAGCGAACCATAAAAAATACTTTGGATTTCATCGGGCCAATCAGAAAAACGAATTTCCAGAAAGTCTAAAATTTCCCGGATTTTTGGCATTTCTAGCCCATACACACGGACGGCGCGAGAGACCCGCATAAAAACAGAATTTTCAAAACAATCACGCGATTCAGGAATCTGAATTTTTCCCAGATTAAAAAAATCTCTCTCACGGTGCAATGCGGACAAACTGGAATCGAGTTTTTTATCAAAAGTGGAAATATCGGAAAAATCAAAATCGACAGAAAAATAATTTTTGGTAAAAATATTTTTGAAACTCTGGTCGATAGATTCTGCGATTTGTGACCCGCAAATGAGAGATTTGAATTCACTAGCCAACTCCTGAGATTTTAGGGCTATCCCCCGACGATCGCGCAAATAAATTTTTCCCAATCCGTAATGGGAAAAATTTTTATCTGCAATGGATAGCCGCCCAGAAAACATAATTTATATACCCCAAAGTCACCGATAAGGCATTTGATCAAATTTTTTTCGGCAGCGCAAACAGGTCATTCATGAGGTGATTTAAGGTAGGTTCTGTCAGGAAAATAACGAAAAATAACACCTAAAAACAGATAGTTAATTTAATGTTTTCTGCTTTCGTTGAATAGGTTCTGCCTATAAAGGATTTGGCAGGAATTTAATAAATAAAACGGTAAAAAAACGATAAAATTCTGCGGATGGTCGGCGGCGGAAATTACTGTTTTTTTGTTATTCCATGCCTATCAGATAGCCAAGTTAGAGGATGCGAGGTATGAAAATTAAAATCTATTCCAACTGGAACCAAAATTCCGTCTCCAGATTGTAATCCTAAACCACAAACATAATCCCAATCGGCGGCAGGAACCAGAATTGAATAATTTTCTGTGTGACCAAAATTAACACGCCTAATAACGATCGTGTGCAATCCGCACGCGGGATAAAAATCCAAACTCACAAACCCTACGAACTCCCCTGAAATGAAAATATCGCACGCCGTCAAAAAATTTTTTAGATTATCCAT